CTCCATAATGACTCGCAAGGCTGAATCATGCCGCGCGATGATGCGTGAGGAAGCAGCATGAAAGACAGCCCAATAACCAAAAAAGCAGCAGAGGAATGGCTGCTGGAGGCTGCGAAATACTTTGAAAATATGCCATCAAACGGGGAAGACATGACGTACTGGGCAAACGCATCAAATGCTAATACAGCTAGACGCATAGCCGATCTAATTCGGGGCGTAAAATAATGAAGAAAATTGACGGGCAAAAAAACAAAAGGGGAAGGCCGACCACCGGATTTGACAAAAAATCCTACAACAGAGAATATATGCGCAAGAAGCGTCAAGAGCTAAAAGAGGCTGCAGGGCAGAGAAAGGGGAAGTAAGATGACCAAAGAAGCATACAATAAGATCCGCAATGGCCTTAACGAGGCTCTGTACTATGCAAAGACTGGCCAGGTAAAGGCTTGCTACTGCGTAGGGCCTCAGAACGGCGATCCTATGTGCCCATGCGCCATGAGGAATAGGCACGATCCTCAGATGTTCGAAACAATTCTTAAGTTCGCCAACAAGATTATTGAACAGTCTAACGCTAGACTGTCAGGGGATAGAGAGACAGTTTAATGGCGGATGTTGACAGTCATCGTGATTTTAACTTCAACACTTGCCCATTGTGCAAGGATGAAGGCAAGCGCGTTATCCTGATGTACGATAAGACTAAAGACGCGAGCGAGCCTTGCGATAGATGCGGCACACGTTTCCGCCCTTACATCGTTCCAAAGCAAGAAGTAGTCGATTAACATGCCAGCAGGTAGGCCAACAGACTACACACCGACACTGGGAAACGAGATCCTTAGCCTAATGGCCGAGGGTCTTTCTCTTGCCGCCGCTGCTGCTGAGATTGGTATTCATCGCCAGAGAGTTTACGATTGGGTTGAGAAGTACCCTGAATTTTCGGACACTGTAAAGCTCGCGCAGTCCAAAAGGCAGCTATTTCTAGAGCGTAGACTGCTCAACAACGAGCTGGCTGGCCCTCAGATCACCTCCACTATCTTTGCCCTAAAGAACACAAACCATGAGGACTGGCGCGATAAGCGTGAGGTCGAGCATTCGGGCAATATGGAAGTTACGAGCAAGGAACAAAGAGATGCAGCTGTTGCAGCCGCCATCAGGGCAGACAGCTAACTGTCCTCAATGCCCAACATGGTACAAAGGATTTGACGCGATCAAATGCACAACGTGCGGCAAACCACACCATCGGCTGAAGATTACGCCTTTTCACGACTCATATCCTACGCAGCCTACCAATGGCCTGGATACAAAGACGCCGCCCACCATAGGCTCATAGCCCGTCATCTAGAGGCAGTAGAGCGCGGTGACATCAAGCGCCTCATGATCACCATGCCTCCGCGTCATGGTAAGTCAATGCTGGCGTCTGAGTTCTTCCCAGCTTGGTACATTGGCCGCAATCCAGATCATTACGTTGTCACAGCAACATATGCACAGGAGCTAGCAGATGACTTCGGACGCAAGGTCAAGAACCAGATTGAGGATGAGGCTTACAAAGCTATCTTTCCTGGCGTTTCACTCGCTGATGATTCTAAGTCTGCTAAGCGCTTCCACATTGATGGGAACTCAGGTGGGTATGAACATAGTACAGGGCAACGCGGGGCTTTCTATGCTGTGGGCGTTGGGGGCCCTCTCACTGGCCGTGGCGCCCATCTACTTCTCATCGATGACCCAGTTAAGAACCGAGAAGACGCAGAGTCAGAGGTAATTCGCAAGAAAACCAAGGACTGGTATACCTCGACGGCTTATACGCGCCTCATGCCTGGAGGCCGAATTGTCATCATTCAGACGCGCTGGCATGAAGATGACCTAGCGGGATGGCTACAGGCAGAGCATGAGCACGAAGGATGGGTGGTTCTGAACCTGCCTGCCATCAATGATGCTGGTGAGGCTCTATGGCCTGAGCAATACGACATTGAGGCGCTAGAGCAGATCAAGCGCGCATTGCCGCCTAGAGATTGGTCGGCGCTCTATCAACAGTCACCAAGCCCTGAGACAGGCGACTATTTCAAACGCGAATGGATCAACCTCGTTGACTTCAAGCCTGCCATTGAAACGCTATCCATATACGGTGGATCTGACTACGCTGTAACCTCAGACGGTGGAGACTACACGGTTCATGCTGTCATTGGTGTGGACCACGAAGGCCGACTATGGCTCCTGGACCTATGGAGACAGCAGGCAAGCTCTGACAGGTGGGTTGATGCGTTCTGCGACCTCGTACGCAAGTGGAAGCCTATTGGATGGGCTGAGGAGACTGGGCAGATAAAGTCAGGCGTTGGGCCATTCCTCTCCAAACGCATGATGGAGACGGGCTCTTACGTTGCTCGTGAGCAGTTTCCAACACGTGGGGACAAGGGTGTTCGTGCGCAGTCCATACGAGGACGCATGGCGCTGTCGGGGCTGTTTATTCACAAAGATGCCCCGTTTGTCTCCGATCTCATAAGCGAGATGATGAGCTTCCCCGTAGGCGTTCACGATGATATGGTCGATGCAATAGCTCTGTGTGGTCAGTTGATGGACAGGATGGAGATGGGCGCGGCTCCAAAGGCATATCGACCGCCGCTTGAGATTGGTGCTATATATGCTCCAGAGCTACCAACAAGGAGAAGGCGGTAATGGCTTATGATCAATTTGATCCGTCAGAGATTGTGTGGGAAGCGACGACTCCTTGTTACATCAAGTATGTAACTCATGATCGGTATACGAAATTCAGCGTTGAAGTTCGTAAGTGGTATAAACCTTACCGGTGCTCTTGTTGTGCTGACAGGCTAAACCAATCTAAGTTGAACAGTCAAGGTTGACAGTCTGCGCGGGGGTGACACTGTCAGGTTAGACAGTATGAAAGGGGAAATGTGGTGTGGAAGAAAATTGAGACTTGCCCTTATCGAAAGACAGTAGTTCTGGGATGCTGGAATATGGATTGCTGGCTATACAGAACCGTAGGTCATCGGAAGGACGATAAATTTGTTGACGAGCAGTGGAGAGATATAACTACCGCAACCCACTGGCATGAACTAGAAGACGAGCCGGGGAAAACAGTTTATCCGTGGACGCAGGTCGGGGCGAGAACGAACAAAAACGGAGAGGTCGAATTTTATAGCGAGGAACAACCTTTGCCTTCCACACGTTAGGCGGATATCCATAGGAGGATAAGACAATGCGTGGACGTAAGCCAAAGACTGTAGAGCAGAAGTGCCAGGAAGATCTTGTTCCCAAGGTTGCAGCGCCCTCAGAAGCCAAGACAAAGGCAGGCAAGAAGGTTGATGACTACTGCATCAGCGATCCAACCAAACCAGACATTTGCCTTCGTGGCACTCGTGGGTGTACAGTAGACCATAGCAAGCCCGTTGACCCGGAAGTGGTCAAGGAAATCGAAGACCAGTACAGGGAGTACAACGAAAATGGTTAAGGTCTACACTCCACAGCAGAACAAACCGCCGATGGCAACGCGACAGGACAGCGTTTACGATCAGGCACCGGCGAAGACGAATCCGCCAAAGGTTTCACCGCCTCCGAAGAAGTAGAATTGTTTATTGGGTGGCATACGCATTTGATACGGCCAATGACGGCAGCCCTGTGACGCAGTAAGGCCGATCCAATAAGCTGCAATTGCCTCGCTAGAAATGGCGGGGCTTTTCTTTTATGCCTCAGCGCGTTATAACGTTACCAAGCGCGCAAGAGGTCATGCTTTGTCCGATATCGACAATCAAATCAGTCCGTCTGACACCTTTAAAGTCGAGAACGAGCCAAGAAGCTCCGCGACTGTTCTAGAGGCCATTCGTCAGGCCAAGAAGTCATTCGAGAACTACAACAACATCTGCAAGCGCATTGACGACCTTCTCAGCGCAAAGGGCCAGTTGCTAGGCTCAGCCGCAGATATGGGATTTACTGACCAGGAGTATGATCTTTTCTGGTCTTCCATGGAAATCCTCAAGCCAGCCATCTATGCCAAGCCTCCTCGTATTGTCGTCTCTACACGCTTCAAAGACGGATCTCGCACGGATAAGACCGTAGCCGAGTTGATGGAGCGCGTACTTAACAGCGAGTTTGAGCGCTCTGATATTGATCAGGTCATGCTTGATATGCGTGACGATTTGGCTGTGGCCAACCGTGGCGTTGACTGGCTTACGTATGAGAACGAAGACGGCAAGAAGGTGTGCATTGAACACCTAGACCGCTATGACTTCCTTCATGAGCCAGCACGTAAATGGTCTGAGGTGTCTTGGGTAGCCCGATGCGCCTATATGACCAAGAAGCAGATGGCAGACCGCTTCCGCAAGGCCAG